AGCGCCGCCTTGACGACCATTCTGAGCCGGTACCCGTCGATCCAGAGCTGGTGCTTTGTCCACTCCAGCGGCTCGTCCTTCTCCGCCGCATGCCAGCCGTCCAGCAGGTGCTGAGCCCGATCCTGAGTCGTCATCTCGTTTTGGTTTGCGGCGCGCCATTGTGTGTCTCGTTTTTTCATCTCTCGCCCTTCCCGAGTTGAGAGACGCTGCCCTGTCGATGGAAAGACATTATGTCTGTTTTTGTCTGCCGTCAAGCGGAAACGAGATCAAAAATCCTGTCATCGCGCAAATATCTCGGATCGCCTCCGGCTGTGGCAATGGTGCGACATTGGCGACAGGTCGTAATGACGGCGACAATCGCCACGGTGTCGGTCAGGGCTTCTGGAAACACCCTTGGAGCGCAAATGCGCACTGCTCGCCGGCCGAAAGGAGACCGCCTGTCGGACCGCTGTAAGAGACAGATTGAACCTGCCGCTCGCGCATTGAGATATTGATTAGGCAATGCCGTTGGGTTGCAACGGCGCCGTTAACGTCCCGCTCAATGTCGATCTGACCATTCCCGCTTTGATATTGCCAAACCTCGAGGCCTCCGGCCGCTGCCCGGCTTCGCGGCGGTCCCATACAGGCCAGGATGCGCTCATCCGACATACCGACTAGGCTCTGTTTGGCATCCTTGGCGAGCTGTGCGCGTTCAATCGCCCCGCATCCACCCGCGGCCATGAAACAGGCCGCAATGATCGCAATACGCATGGCGCCCCACCGTTTGGGCTGAAGTCAGACGAATGTTAGCACGACCAGAATACGGCCGATAACGTGCCCGTCCGCGGGTGTGGACATCGGGAGGGGCGGAAAGTCCTGGCTGTCCGACATGAGCATGCCGGCGCCGGAGTAGTCCGCAGCTCGCCAGCGGCGGGCGACGGTCGCCTTTAGGACTCGGCTGTAGGCCAGAACGTAGCGGCCTGGCTCTGGCGGGCGCCCGAGATCGACGACAACGACCGAGCCGGCAGGGATTGCGGCCATGGCGCTGTCGTAAATGCGCACGGCAATCGTTTCGCCGAGAGTTTGAATGTCGGCGGAAACTGGAATGAATTCGTCAGCATCCTGAATGAGCTGCGGCAAGGTGTCGGCCCTCCCGTCATAACCACCTAAGTTAGCCAGTGGGATTTGACGGATGGCAAGGGCATTCTCAGGAGGCTGCACATCTCCGTGCATCAACCAGACTTTCGATGTTCCGAGAGCTGACGCTATTTTGGCGAGGGTTTCTCCCCTCGGCATGGCAGTACGGCCTTGTAGATACTTCCATATTGAATGCTCGGAGACACCGGAGCGCCTGGCCAGCTCGGCGGCTGACCAGCCCTTTTCCTTCAATTTCTGTTGAATGCGCTCGAACCATTGCATGCCAATCCCACTAGCCGAGTCCTCTGACACATGCTCCAGAGATTTTCAACTCGACAGATAGACCGAATGTCTGTTATGTGTGGATAATGATGGACATTAGAAACATCGTGGCCATAGCAGGCGGCGCCTCGGCGATCGCAAGGGCCTCCTGCCGCAATGGGCATCTACATCTCACCTCCGATGCCATCCTGAAGTGGATGCGTCGGCCGTGGGGTATCCCAGAGGCAAACTGGTCTCTGATCCTGGAACTGTGCGGGGACAAGGTGACCATCAGCGACCTCCACCACGCCAATGAGGCTTGGCGGAAGAAGCACGGCGTAAAGCATTGATTTCAAAAGATGACGCCCGGCTTTGAGGGCCGGGCGTTCAAGACCTTGGGAAGGGTCTAGTCAGGTAGTGTTGCGTCTGTGAGTGGCAATCGCGCTCAAGACTGAGCTGGGAACTCAGTCGGGAGCAGAACTCTACAGACCTCAACAGGGAGCACGCCGCGACGCGTGCTGTGACTTTCTTATGCGAGATCACAGACAATTTGTCAACTCGAAACCGAATCGTCCACAGACAATTTTCAGGGTCGGGTGTAGGCACAAGCCGTACTCCCAAATCAGCAACGCGATGCTGCGGGACAAACGACTAACGATGGAACAGCGGGGCATCCTCGCATCCATCCTGAGCTATCCGACCAATTGGGTCTTCACGCTCAAGTGGCTGACGAAAGAGGCGGAGATCGGGGTCAACAAGGCTCGCGCTATCATCACGAGTCTGGAGGCGGCAGGATACTGCGAACGCAAGCAGGTGCGGGACTCTCTCGGTCGTCTTGCCCAGACGATCTACGTGTTTACAGACGACCCACCGTCAACCGGAAACAGTGTGACGGACCGTTCCACACCCATCGGTGACACGGTGGACGGTGAAACGGCGCCAGGACACATAAAAGAAACAGAAGTACCTAAACAAACCTTTAATAAAAGAGCTGCCCCCTTACCCCCAGAGCCCGACCGCACGGCTGACATCGAAAATCTTCTCAAGTCTGGATTGAAGCGCGGACCATCGCCGAACATTGACCTCAAGCTCCTCGAAAGCGCCCGAGGTCTCGGCGTTCCCGTCGAGATGATCGAGGCGGGTATCCAGGGGCCGAATGTCTCGAACCCCAGCGGCCTGTTCCGATCGCATTGCGCCAGGTGGATTTGCGGCCAGCTCCCCAAGCTGCACCCATCGATTGCCAACTCGGCCCTGGCGGGGCGGGGGCAGCATTACCAGACCGTGCTCAACCTCATGACCATGCGGCAGGCTGTCCGATGAGCGGCGCCTGGGCCTACTACAACGAAATCGATCCGTTCTGCGTCTCCTGGCTCCGAGAGCTGATCAAGCGCGGGATGATCGCAGATGGCGAAGTCGATAGCCGAAGCATTCGAGATGTCCGGCCAGATGACCTTGCCGGGTTTTCTCAGTGTCACTTCTTTGCGGGAATTGGTGGCTGGTCCTACGCCCTCCGGCTCGCCGGATGGGACGATTCGCGGCCGGTCTGGACGGGCTCGTGCCCGTGCCAGCCGTTCAGCGCCGCCGGCAAGCGCAAGGGAGCTGCTGACGACCGGCACCTCTGGCCAGAGTTCTCCAGGCTCATTGGCGAGTGTCGCCCTTCAATCGTGCTTGGAGAGCAGGTTGCGAGCAAGCTTGGAAGGGCGTGGCTCGCCTCTGTACGCTCTGACGTGGAAGCAATGGGATATGCCCTCGGGGCCGCCGATCTGTGCGCTGCGGGCGTCGGCGCCCCGCACATCAGACAGCGGCTCTATTGGGTGGCCGACTCCAACGGCGGCGCTAGCCGACAAAGGCGTTCGCAGCACGGAAGGCGCGATCAGGGAGGCCATGAGGTCGAGAGGCCCAGACCTGGCAGCCGTCGCCGCCCTGGCAGGCTGGCCGACACCGACGGCACAGTCGCCCAACAGCCTACGAGGCTCCGGGCAGGACCCCAGAGCAAGACGGGCAGCCGGGAGAACTGTGAACCTCACGGACGCAGTGGTTGGAGTGGTTGCGCTTGGGTCGCGTGCCTCGACGGAAAACAAAGGCCAATTGGACCCGGCACATTCCCGCTGGCTCATGGGTCTGCCGCCCGCGTGGGACGACTGCGGGGTTATGGCAATGCCATCGTCCCGGAAGTCGCGGCGGAGTTCATCCGCGCCGCAGATGCCAGCATCGGTGGCCTGAGATGATCAAGCGCAGCCGCAAGCCGGTCTATCCCCACGTCAAGCGCGGCGAGCCTGGCTGGCTCGAGGCCCTAGCCGCTTGCAAGGGCGCTGAGCACGCGGTGGCCATGCGGTTCGGTGTGGTCGTGTTCCGGCCAACCGATCCGCGCGCCGAGATCATTCGGCAGCACAAGCCGGAGGCGGCGCAGTGAGCTATCGGCCGCGCCTCGTCCCGTGCATGGGATGCGGGCTGGGGTTACTGGCCCGGTCCACTCGCAAGCTCTGCCCCGATTGCAAGCAGGCTCGCCATGATGCGTATCATCGGCAGCCGCACGTCATGGAACGCAAGCGGGCCTACTCACTGGCGCGCTATCGGACGGGCGTGACCGGGGCGCGCGAATGCCCCGTGCGCATCAAGCTGCGCCGATACATCTGGGCTGAGGCCAAGGCGCGCGGCGTGCATCGGTCGGTGATCCAGGCCGAATTGGGCATTGTCCCGAAAAATCCGCCACTTCGGCCATAATTCTCTCCTCTATCGTCCAGTTTTCGCTTCAAATCACTGGAAAATATCGGTATTATCCTTGCGTTGGATTGTCGCAACTCGATGAGTTGTCCGCCGCACCTGACCCTTAGTTGAACGCGGATCAACCGGAGTTGCGATGCCTCAACCCGGAGCGAGGGGAATGCATAGAATCGTCATCAAGGGGTATCGCGTGGACAAAGCCGGCAAGCTCGTAAAGCGGGTACCGCGACTGTCGGTGAGCGCGGCCATCGCCAAGGCTAAGCGGCCCCCGCAGCGGTACGCGAGGCCCGGCGAGGTCCGGCCATGAGCCACGTGACGCCGGACGAGATTGTAAAGGCAACCGCGCGCTCATATGGGCTCGACGTGGAGTTGGTCAAAGCGGGCGGGCCGGTGCCTCTCGACAGGCAAGAGCGCCGGTTACGGCTCGAGGCGCGCACGGTGGCGGCCTATCTGATCCGCCGGCACACGACGGCCACGCTCCAGCAGACCTGCTGGGCTCTCGGCCTTCAGCATAACCGCGACGGCTGGGATTTGATCGACGCCGCCAAATTGATCATCCCGTCGTCTGTTGGATACGACAGGGCGATGGCGGCTCGGGTGGAGCGCACCGAGCGCCGCCTGGATGATCTCCACGAGCGCCGCATGGTGCAACTCGACATCGCCGAGCGGGCGAAGGAACGCCGGAACGAAACGGGAATATCGATATGAGCATCGCGGTCCGACTCTACACGCACAAGGGCCTCTCGACACCGCCTGTCACGGGCTCCTCGGGCCGACTGACGACGGACAGCTTGTTCCTGCTGGCCCTGCCGTATCTCGGCGGCGAATTGGTCACGACGGACACGAGCGGGTCGGTGTCGTCCGTTGCCGGCACGGCGCCCAACGGTACCAAGGTCGCCATGATCCAAGTGCCGCCCGGCTCCCGGGCCTACTACGAGGCGACGCCGCAAGGCCAGGATGCGCGGCCAGCCACGACCAACAGCCCGATTATCGAGGGCAACGTCATCGTTGAATGCGGCCCGGGGTGGACCTTTGCGTTTCGCGAGGTTTCTGCGTGATGGCGGGGATGCAGACATATGACGCCCTGCCAGACAAGGTGCGCAGGGCCCTCGATGAGGCCAACTACAATTGGCACCCGAATTGGGCTTGGGAGCTGCGAAACAAGGGGCTTACGGCCGAGCAGGTCGCCCTCACGATCCGCGACGTAGACATGAGGCTCGCGGCCGAAAGGGGCGCTCGCCATGGCTAGCCCGAAACGCAAGCCCACGAACCCCGGCCAGCGCAAGGCCAAGTACCGCGCCAACGTCGAGACGCGACTGGCGAGCCTCGGCTACTCCGCTCGCAAGTATCGGTGGGAGGCGGCCCCGGCCTGCCTGACGGTCATCATCGGCGACGAGTTCAGGTCGTTTGCGCTGCATGCAGGCCAGTCCATCGCCAAGACCGAGCACGAGCTGGGCCGCCTGGCGACGTGGGCGGAAGTCCTGAACCTCGCGCCGCCTCCGGCCCTGCCGCAGCCGACCACCAAGACGACGCGGCATCGCAAGGCAGCTCTCGCGGGTCAGATTGATATCGAGGAGCTGATCGCGGCCTCGCACAAACCCAATGGAGCGCTGCATGCCGGCGCGGCGTGACGATCTGTTCGAGCGCCACGACATTACGTGGCAGCGCATCTGGCATGAGGATGCTGGCGCCTACATCTGGCGGGCCAACGATCGGCGGCTGGAGGCATGGCGCTGTGGCTGGCAACGGACGGAGCATGTGGGCAAGGATGGTGAGGTCCACGAGGGGCTTGCTGAGGATTATCGCGTGACCCTCGATGGCGCTCTGGTCGGTCAGACGCACAAGCTCCGCGACGCCATGGACAAGGGCGCGATTGCGTGGATGCAGCGGAGGGCTGCGGCATGATCCGGCACGCTGGCATCACAGTGGACGTTCGACGCAAGACGATCCGCTACGGCACGAAGTGGGCGCGGCTGGAATCTCGCACCATTGCGATGGTTGCTCGAGCGCTGCTGTGCCAGTCGGGCGGATGGGTGAGCAACCGCGAGCTGATCCACATCGTGTGGGGAGCTTATTCTGATGGCGGCCCCCTTGCGGCAAACAAGACGGTCGCGGGCTATGTGTGGCGCGTAGCGAACGCCCTGCGAGTTGTCGGTGCACCGGTTGAGATCAGCACCATGAACGGTCGAGGCTACATGTTGGCATTCCACGAGGCGCAGCGCCATGCCGCCTGATGTTGCAAATACAAACGCACGGAAACCGCGCGTCATTGGTCGTCCGTTCCAGAAGGGGAACGTCGCGAACCCGGCAGGCCGCCCCAAGGGCAGCCGCAACAAATTGGCCGAGGATTTTCTGAAGGCGCTGTCTGACGACTTCGCCGAGCACGGCATTGGAGCCATTCAGGAGGCCCGCAAGGACCGTCCGGCCCAATATCTCCAGATCGTAGCCTCCCTCATGCCCAAGGACGTGAACATCAACGTCAAGAGCCACGAGGAATGGCTTGATGAGCTGAGCGCCTGATGGACGACCGTGAGCGCGAGATACGGCTTAGGCTCAAGTCGGACTTCGGCTTTTACGCGCCCCGGTGCCTCAAGATTAGGCCCAAGGATGGGCCGCAGCGCGCCTTCGACCTGAACCGCTCGCAGCGCCACCTTCACGACCGACTGGAGGCGATGCTGAAGCGCACGGGCAAGGTCCGCGTTCTCGTGCTCAAGGGCCGCCAGATCGGGATCAGCACCTATGTGGCTGGTCGGTTCTATTGGAAAGCGACGCACGGCAAGGGTATTCGCACCCAAATCCTCGCCCATCTCGACGATGCGTCGGACAATCTGTTCAACCTGGCGAAGCGGTATCACGACAACTGTCCGCCGCTGGTGAAGCCGTCCACCGGTGCAGCCAACGCCAAAGAGCTGAAATTCGACCTGCTCGATAGCGGCTACAAGGTGGCCACAGCGGGCAGCAAGGCAGTCGGGCGCTCTGATACGATCCAGATGTTCCACGGCTCCGAGGTGGCGTTCTGGCCGAATGCGGATGACCATTTCGCGGGCATCATGCAGGCGGTCGCGGATGCTCAGGGGACCGAGGTCATTCTGGAGAGCACGGCCAACGGCATCGGCAACGTGTTCCATACGCTGTGGAAGCGGGCCGAGAGGGGCGACAGCGAGTTCGAGGCGATCTTCATTCCGTGGTTCTGGCATGAGGAATACGCTCGCGCCGTGCCGACCGAGGGCTGGGAGCCGCCGGGCGATTGGGCCGAGTATGAGCGGCTGCATGGTTTGGCTCGCGAACAGACCTATTGGGCCTATCTCAAGAACCGCGATCTCGTGTTCGACAGTGGCGGCGGATCGGACAAGCCGGCAGCCAAGTTCAAACAGGAGTATCCGGCGACCGCTGCCGAGGCGTTCGAGACCAGCGGCGAGAATGCGTTCATCAATCCGCAGGACGTGCTGAGGGCGCGTCGCAGCAAGGTGGAGGGCTATGGCCCGATCATCCTTGGCGTCGATCCCGCGCGCGGCGGCAAGGATAAGACAGGCATCGTCGATCGCCAGGGCCGCCGCATCGGCGGGCACATCTGCGAGCGCGTGGATTTCGGCGAGAACACCATGGCCATTGCGGCGCGCGTGGTTGCGATCTATCGCGAGCTGCAGCCGCTGGGGCTCAAAAAGGTCTGCATCGACACGACGGGACTTGGTGGGCCGATTTACGACCGATTGACGGAGCTATTGCCGAGCGAAGCGCTCGAGCCCGTCAACTTCGGCAGCCAGGCCAACAACCCCACGAAATACGCCAATCGACGCTCCGAGATGTGGGACGGGTTGCGCGAGTGGTTCCAGGACGTGGCGGGCGTTCAGGTGCCGGATAGCGACGATTTCCAGGGCGACGTGTGCGCGCCGATCCGCGATCGCGGGGCAACGCACTTCCGCAGTAATGGCCAGCTCGTGCTGGAGGATAAGGACCGCATCCGCGATCGCCTGACGATCTCGCCGGACCTGGGAGATGGCGCCGCGCTGACATTCGCGCCGGATATGGACGCGATCTATCAGGAGGCCCGGAACAGGGGCCGCCAGCGCAACGCGCGCACGCATTCGGCATGGGCAGCATAGGGAGGGGTGGATGGCACGACCACGAAAGGACGCGGCGCCGAACATGGAATTGGAGACCCGCATCGCCGAGCTTGAAGCAGCCCTACGCCCCTTCGCCGAGCATGGCGCGCTCCTGCGGAAGACCGATCGCCTCGGCGCTCCACGCAAACAGCTCTATGATCTGGGCCGGAGTATCTTGACGCTCGGCCATTTCGATGCGGCTCGGAAGCTGATCTTTGGGGATGGCAATGGCTGAGTTCTTGCTGGGCATCTGCCTCATGGGCATCGGCGTGGTGCTGATCTATTGGGCGTGTTTCGCGCCGGACGAGGATTTCGATGGGTGGGGAACATAACATGAACGATGATCAGCGACGCGTGTGCATCGAGTGCCGCCATTGCGATTGGCCATCGTTCGCGACGGGCCTCATGGGGCTGATCCGCGATGCGGCCGTGTGCGGGCATGTGGACGCAGCGGCTGAGGTTGATCCCGTGACGGGCGAGGCCAACGCTATGCTGTGCCGTGACGCGCGCAATCTGGCTTCAGCTTGTGGTGCCGATGGCGTGTGGTGGGAGCGGCGGAAGGGAGCGGTGGGAGCATGAGCATCTTTGATGGCAAGAAACACACAATCGGCACGTTCCCCGCAGGGTCTCGCGTTGTCGGGGCATCGCCGGATGGCCTGACGATAGAAATCGAGCTGCCTGATGGCTGTCGAAAGCATTGCACCGTGATTGAGGGCCGGGGCGCCGGGCCATCCGTTGTCGTCGAAACAAGCGTGACGAGGGTAGGGAAGTTCTCCACGACCACGCGAGAAATAAAGTGACGGTCCGCGCTCGCCGCAAGGCGTATTCCGAGCGGGAGATTGCCGGCGTGCCCTGCGTCAAATGCGGGGCACCGAGCGCGCATCAGTGGCGCATCTGCTCGACGAACGGCTGGAGCGCGGTGTGCCGGCAGCATGACATCGAGATCAACCGCCTGGTGGCGGAGTGGGCTTTCGGCTCGGCCGAGGCTGAGGTGCTGATACAGCGATACGAGGCAAGGGCATGAGACCGCACGTGCGCCGCGAGCAACCCGAAACGCAGTCCGTGTGGTGCGTGATTGAGACCAAGGGCAACGCCGCCGACGTGATCGCGGTGAAGGCCACGGAAGGCGCCGCGAACATCGCCGCCAAGGTCCAGCGCGCACGCTGGCCAGAGGCGGATAGGTGGCGCGTGGCTGTGACTGGCCCGCATGTCGTGGCTAGCGACTACATCTGAGAACAAAGAGGCAACACATGGCTGACGCCAAACAGGTGAGCCAGCTCGATCCGGCGGCCATGATGGCTAGGTTCAAGAGCTGGTGGAAGCAGGACAGCGCACATTGCAGCCCTTGGCACAAGCGCGCACGGGATGACTTTGCGTTCGTGGCGGGCGATCAGTGGCGTCAGGAGGACCGCTCCGCGCTCGAGGCTCAAGCGCGCATTCCCATCACGTTCAACCGCACCCTGACCTTGATCGAAGCCGTGAGTGGCATCGAGATCAACGGCCGGCACGAGACGGTGTATATGCCTCGCGGCACAGAGCCGGGCGTGGTCAAGAAGAACGAACTGCTATCGGCCGCCTCCAAATGGATGGATGACGAGAGCGACGCGCCGTCAGCCCAGAGTCGGGCGTGGCAGGACAGCATCAAGACGGGCATGGGCTGGACTGAAGCCGCCATGTCCTACGATGACGAGCCGGACGGCGGATACGTCGAGCGCCGCATTGATCCTCGGGAGATGTTCTGGGACGCCAAGGCACGTGAGGCCAATCTGGGGGACGCTCGCAGGCTGTGGCATGTTCGAACCAGCATGGACATCGATGAGGCGCGGGCGATGTTCCCCGGCGTTGAGGACGAGGAGCTTCACGCCGCGTGGTGTGGCCCTATGGAGGCCGACAGCCCCAAGGCGCGCGAGGAGAAGCGCAAGCGTGACGCCGGCAACGGCGAATCGAACGATGAGGACACGGTAACGCTCGTCCGCATTCAGTGGATCGAGAGCGAGCCCTACTACAAGGCGACGATCGCGGACAAGGTGACGGGCGCGAACAAGAATGTGGACGTGTCCCCTGACGAGCTGAAAGCCCTGAACGCCGCGCTCAAGCGGCGCAAGATGGAACCTGTCCGCGCCGTCAAGCTGAGGCGCAAGGTATTCAAGCAGGCATTCATCGGCGCTCGCGTGCTGTCCGAGGCCCCCTTCACAGCCCCGTGCCCGCACTTCAGCTTCAATTGCATTACGGGGAAGGCGGATGAGGTCAAGGGCACGTGGTACGGCATTACGCAGCTCGTTCGTGACCCCCAGATGTGGGCCAACAAGTGGCTGACGCAGAGCCTCCACATCCTCAACACGACCGCGCGCGGCGGCATCCTGGCCGAGAAGGAGGCGTTCGCGAACCAGCGGGACGCTGAGGAAAATTATGCGCGCCCCGACGCCATCACGTGGATGAACAATGGCGCCATCCAAAAAGGCATGGTCATGCCCAAGCCCGGCGCGGGGCTGCCGGCGGGGCACATCGAGCTGATGCAGTTCGCCATTACCTCGATTCGCGACGCCTCGGGCATCAACCTTGAAATCCTCGGCCTACGCGAGGCCACACAGCCGGGCGTGTTGGAGGCTCAGCGCAAGCAGGCTGGCATGACGATCCTGGCCACGCTGTTTGACAGCGCGCGGGCGTTCAGGAAGCGCGTGGGCAAGGTGCGGCTCTACTACATCCAAGAGTATTTGGCCAATGGCCGGATGGTCCGCCTGGGCGGCCCTGACGGAGAACAGTATGTGCCCCTGGTCAAGGACAAGGTGGCGGGGCGCTATGACGTGATTGTCGGCGACGCGCCGACCAGCCCGAACCAGAAAGAACAGACGTGGGCGCTGCTGCAACCGCTGCTGCTGACCTACAAAGAGGTCATCCCGCCGGAACTGAGCCTCAAGCTTCTCAGGTATTCGCCGCTGCCGAGTGGCGTTGTCGGTGAGATCGAGGCGTTCGTTCAGGAGGCGAACCAGAAGAAGGCGGCCGATCCCGAGTTGCAGCGGCAGAAGCAGATTGCGCAGCGTGGGGCTATCGCGGAGGTTGAGGAGACCGAGGCGAAGGCGGCCAAGCTGAGGGCGGAGACGCGTAGCGTGCCCATCGACGATGCGGTCAAGGTTGCGGATGCAGAACGAGCCAGGACGCATCCGCCGAAGCCGCCGGAGAGATCGAAGCTGGCGACTGTTCAGTAACGGATGTTCAATCCAGATGCCTAGCATGAATCCGATAGCTAGGCATCTGGACTCGTGGCGTCCTAGGCACAATCCTAGGCATGGTCCTAGGAATAGACCAAGAACATATTGACATAAGACGAGAATTATGGTCGTAAATGTCCACACGCTATACAGCGTCCTATACAATGAGCCTAGCAGGGTTTGGACATGGCCCGCCTCACTGTCGTCTGCCTAGCAGCAACCAAGGGCGGCGTCGGGAAATCGACCCTCACAGCAGCCCTCGCGGTGCGCGCGGCTCAGGATGGCCACCGGGTCTGCCTTGTGGATGCGGACGAGCAGCTTTCCCTGACGCGCTGGTATGAGATTCGGAAAGGTGCTGACAACCCGACGTTGATGCGGGTATCCGCATCTCCCGAGGGCATCGGCGTTCTATCGGTCGGGTTCGATTGGGTATTCATCGATACGCCGCCTGCCATTATCGACATCATCGAGGATGCGATCTCGGCCGCCGATGTGGTTCTTATCCCGGCTCGGCCGAGCGCTGTTGACGTGATGGCCATGGATGACGTGGCCTACCTCTGCGAGCGCCAGGGCAAGCCGTTCGCGTTCGTTCTGAACGCTGTTGTGGGGACGTGGGCCAGCCTCACGGATGGGGCCGCCGCGTATCTCGCCAAGATCGGTCCCGTGCTCGAAAGCCGGGTTGGCATGCGCAAGCCGTTCGTATCGGCCATGACGACCGGCCGAAGCGGAGCGGAGATCGATAAGGCCGCCGGGCGCGAGATCGACGCGCTGTGGACCGAACTGCAGCAGGTTGCGCGTCGGGCGACACGGAAGGCGCGCGCCAATGTCCGATGACGTGGACGCCGCCGAGTTCGCTCGGCTGTGGGAGCAGACCACGCGCCCCAGCAAGGGGCACGTCGAAACGCGCCGGCAACGAGAGGCCAGGGCCATGTCGCCAACGACAGCGCGGCGCGCCCGGCGCAACGAAACCAAGACCGTTCAGCTCAACATGAGGGTCACGCCGAGCTTCCGAAAGAAGCTTTCGGCACTGGCAACGGCTGAGGGGCTGTCGATCGTCGAGTTGATCGAGTTGGCTATAGAACAACGGGGGATGGGAAATGGGGCGACGTAAGACAAATCGCGAGCTGAGGACGGCACAGGTGAACCTGAAGGTTCGTCCGAGCTTCAAGGCGTTTCTGGACAAGCTAGCAAACGATCGCGACATGCCGCTGGTTGCGCTGATCGAGATCGCGGTCATCAAGGAATATCGACCCGATATCGCCAAGCGGCAGCCTGAGCCGTCTCCCAATTGGGATTGGCTCGTCCAGTGATGCGCGCCCTCGCCATCCTCGCCGGCCTCGGCCTACTTGCCGCTGCAACATGGGCCGTGATCTCCGACGCCAATCTGTCGAGCCATCACGCCGCCCTCGTGGCCGCCATGGCGTGTGGTACGGCGGCCGGCGCGCTCGTTCTCGCTCGCTCGACGTGGCGGATTGGGCTCGTGGTTCTCCTGGCCGTTCTGGTCGGCGAGACCTACGGCATCCTGGCCACGGCCGAGCGGATTATCAAACACCGGGAATCGCAGGCAGCAACGGATGCGCGGGCGAGCCCCGCCGCTGCCCGCGCACGAGACGACCTCGCGGCTGCTCGCAAGGCCATTGTTGAGCACGACAACGCCGCCCGTCAACGTGTTGCCGAGAAAACCTGCGGCGCGGAGTGTCGGGGGTTGCTCGACCGGACCCGAGCCTCGCTCATGGCCGATCGGGACGCCGCTGCCGCTGCGTTCGTGGCCGTTCCCGGCAGCTCGACACCGCTTGCGGATCGCCTTGGCGTGTCGGCTTGGGTTCTCGATTTGTTCTCGGCGGGACTGCTGGCCCTCGGCGCCAATGGACTTGCGTGTGTGCTGATCGCATGGGGCGCGCATGCCCCGAAGGATGCCCCTAATGCTGGACGCAATCACGACGTTACTCCTGCTCCTGACGTTGCTGAATCTCACGATGTTGGCGGCCGCAGTGGCGGTGCTGATGTCAGTGAGCCGGCAGCAGGCGGAGACGCTGGAGCAATTGGCCGAGTTATCGCACTCCGGCGCAGAGCGAACGGCCGAGACGCACGGCGGTTCGCCCTCGAATGCCTCCGACCTGAGCGGGATGCGAGTGTATCTCTACGAGACATCGCCGAGTCCTACTGGCGATGGTGCGACCAGCAGTCGATTGGCCGTCCCGACATGGCCACGACCGTAACCCAGATCATAGCGCTGTTCGGGGCAATCAAAGTTGAAACTGAGATGACGCCGCAGCGGGAAGTGCTCGCGCGCGGCATCGCACTGACGGGGTGAGGGATGGGCACGGAAACACTGACGACGCAGAATGAGGCGCCCTCTACGGGCGCCGATGAGTTTACGGCTGACGAGCGGGCCTACTTCGACAGCCGGGGCGAGAAGGGCCTTGCCGTCGAGACTGAGGCGCCGGCCAAGACCGAGATTGCCAAGGCGCCAGATGCCAAGGCGACCGAAGTCAACGATGACCCTGACGGCACCATCTCAATCGATGAGAAGGGTCTGCAGCGCGACGCCAAGACCGGCCGATTCGTGCCTCATGGCGCGTTCCACAAGGAGCGTGAGGCCCGCAAGGCGGCCGAAACCACGGCCTCGGCTCAGGCGATCGAGCTGGCCCGCACCAAAGAGCGCCTGGCGCTGCTCGCAGAGGCCATGAACGCCGAGCCGGCCGCGAAGGCGACCGAGACCAAGGCCGCCGACGACGACCCCATGCCGGACTTCAAAACCGACGTGCTGGGGTTCCTGGAGTGGCAGAACCGCAAGATCGCGCGGCTCGAAAAGAACATCACGGAAGGCACGACACAGACCCGCGCTCAGATCGACGACATGCAGACCGGCAACGCGTATCGGTCCGACGCAGTGGCGTTCGCTCGTGAGCAGAAGGACTTTGCGGGCGCGTACAATCATCTCGTCAACGTCATGGGCCAGGAGCTGGAGCTATTGGGCGTCGCTGACCCCAAAGACCGCATGGCGACCATCGCAAAGCTCGAGCGTGAGCAGGTCGCGATTGCACGCAGGCTGGGGCGTCGGCCGGCCGAGCATATTTACAAGCTCGCATTGACGCGTGGATGGAAAGCGCCAGCGGATTCGAAAACCGAAGGCGGTGAAGCAGAAGGTGAGCAAAAGAAGGCAACCGACGCTGCGGCCGAGGAATTGGCGCGTCTCGAAAAAGGCCGAAATGCGGCCATGTCGCTCTCCGGCGCGGGTGGTTCGGCGCCCACCCAATTGACGGCGGACGCGATTGCAAGCATGAACGAGCACGAGTTCAAGGCGCTGCTGGACAAGACAGGCGGAAGCCGGAAAGCAGCGATGCGCAAGTTGCTCGGCGGTTGATCGGTTTGAGAATGGCGAGGCCCCTCCCTCGCCCCTCTCGCTCAGGGTGGCGACCTTACGGCCTTCGATTGAGCCCCGTTAGAGGCTCTGTGCGCGCCGCACATGACAGGCGCTCCGGCCCGGCGACGATACAGCCGACCCTCTCATAGCCCGACACCCTCACCGCGCCTCGCATCCGTGGCGCGCATCAGGAGAATTGCGCCCGATGGCCGAGACCTCTTTTGCCGTCAATGACGCGCTTGCCGTTAAGACGTGGGCCAAAGGGCTTGCGGTGGCCGAGCGCGACAACCTCGAGATTGCCCCGCTGATCGGCGACGACGCCAACAGCATCATTCACATGAAATCCGAGGTATCGAAAGGCCCTGGCGACCAGATCACGTTCGGCCTGCGTGCACGCTTGAGCGGGGACGGCAAGACCGAGAACGAAACGGCCGAGGGCAACGGCGAGGCGCTGTCGATCTATTCGGACAGCGTGGTCATCAACGAATTGGGCCACGTCGTCGGCGTGAAGTCCGAAAACACGATCGACGCACAGCGCGTCAACTTCGACCTCCGCGACGAGGCTAAGGATGGCCTATCGGATTGGTGGGCCGAGCGCCAGTCGGTGAGCTTCTTCAATCAGGTGTGCGGATACACGCCGCAGACCTCGACCAAATACACCGGCCTCAACAGTGTTCGCGGCCACACCGCAAACCGCCGTATCTTCGCAGGCGCGGCATCAGCGGATGAAGGTCTCACATCGTCAGACATTTTCACTTTGGACTTGATTGACCAGGCCGTGGAAATGGCCAAGGTCGGCAACCAGAAAATCCGCCCGATCATGGTCGGCGGCAAGGCCAAATACGTCTGTTACCTCCACGAGTATCAGGTCACGTCACTGCGCACCAACTACAGCACGGGCCAGTGGGGCGACATCTCCAAGGCCGCGCTGATGGGTGCCGACAGCACGAAAAACCCCATCTACACGAACGCCCTCGGAGAGTACCACAACGTCATCCTCCGCAGCTCCCAGGACGTAACGCCGGGCGTCAACAGCTCGAGCGGCGCCAGCGTCGCGAACGTGCGCCGCGCGGTCCTGCTTGGCGCTCAGGCTGCCGTCATCGCCTACGGCCGCAAAACCACTGGCCCCAATCGCTACCGCTGGAATGAGGAGCTGTTGGACCACAAGCGCAAGCTCGAGGTTTCGGCCTGGCAAATCTGGGGCATGCGCAAGGCGCAGTTCACCAGCGGGACCGCGGGCGCGGCGCTCGATGTCGGCGCGCTCACAATTTCAACTTGGGCAACGGCCTCGGCCTGATCCGGCAGATAGGAGCAACCCTCAATGGCAACCAACACTGCCGGCAGCAAGGCCCGCGTCCACCACGAAAATCTAGTGCACTACATCGCCAAGACCGTCACCTACGCCGACAACGGCCGCAGCGTGGAGATCGGCACTCTGCCGTCCGGCGCTGTGGTCATTCCGGGGATGTCGGGCGTCGCCGTCAACGTCGTGTTCAACGGCAACTCGTCCAACGTCATCGACATCGGCATTTCCGGTTCAACGCAGAAATATGCCTCTGCGATGGCTCTCGGAACGCTCGGATGGATCGAGCTGGACGTGCTCACCGAAGCGGCGGGCTCGCGGATGGACACCACGGCCGAGGAAACAATCCTCGCAGGCGTGACCTCGACAGCCAGCGCCACGACCGGCTCGGCAACCGTTATCATCGCCTACGTCATTCCCGACCGCTGACGATTCCTCCCCCTCGCCGCGCCCAGAATCCCCCTAGCGGCGAGCCCCTGGCCGGGCTGATCGCCCACAGTCAGCCCGGCCCCTTTCCCATCCCCACACAGCGGAGCCGCAAGCGATGTCGGTTGAGCGCTACTACAAAGACCAAGACATGTACGCGCATTCGTTCTACGCGAACGAGCGCTTGCTTGTGCCGTCATTCCCGGTTCGCGGTCGCGATTGGTTTGTGGATGGCAACCTTGGCTCGGCATCCCATGATGGCCGGAGCTGGACGCGTCCGAAGCTCACCATGGCCGACGTGTTCGACGAGTTATCGAGTGGCGACCGCATCTTTTTCACCGGCAACATCCGCGAGGAGTTGAGCACGCCCGCCGGCATTCATGACGTGACCATTGTCGGCGCCGGCAACAAGCCGCGCTACGCCGATGCGCACACCGGCAACAGCGGATATAGCGCCAGCACGTGGAAGCCGCCGGCCTCGCCGACCGCAACCACGCCGCTGCTCAACATCCGCCAGCAAGGCTGGCGCGTCATCAACGTGCTGTTTGACTCGCCTGTGGATGCGGCGGCCATCAAGCTCACGCGTGATGCGGCCTCGGGCGATGATGAGCGCGACGCCTCACATGCCGAGATCATCGGCTGCCGCTTCGCGAGTGGCCTCGTGGGAATCGAGAATGCGGGCGGCGCGGGCTTCTGCCGCGTGGCTCACAACCACTTCTATGCGATGGCCGGCAGCGGCGGCGCTGGCATCAAATGCACGAGCACTGCGGTTGCTGTGCCGCTGGCGTGGGTCATCGAGGACAATCACTTCCACAACAACGCCAGCCACATCCTGTCGAGCATGTCCTACTCGACGATCCGCCGGAACATCTTCGGGCGGTTCACGGCAACGCTCTCGATCGACATCGACGACCAGCCCTCGGCCAATCAGGGCGAATACAACGTCATCACACAAAACTATCTTTCGGGCACCTACAGCGCGACGGCGTATCCGCCCGGCTCTAACAACGAATGGGGCGGCAACAACAACGTTCTGTCCGGCGGCACCACTGCGGCTGATCCCGCGTGATGACCGGCGCTGCGCCACTTCCGAGTTTGGCGAGGCGGCTGCTCCTGATTTGTAGCGGAGCGGCCGTCGATACCACGCCCGGCGGCACGTCCGACGCGCTTTTGCTCGAGGATGGTGTGAGCGGCTTTCAGCTCGAGGATGGTTCAGGCGTCCTGCTGACGGAGTGACCACGTGGCTGACACCAAAATCTCGGCGCTGACGGATGGCGTAACGGCAAACGCGACCGATCGCATCCCCGTCGCTCGTGACCCAGGAGGGACGCCGCTTAGCCGATACATCACGCCGGCTTACGTCAAAGACTACATCCTCGGCCTTGCGAATACGTGGACGGCGGCGCAGACGATCGCGCAAGGCACAATCACAGCAGACGCGCCCCATCTGAATGGGACCGTCACGTGGAACCATTCTGGCGTGACATTCACGGCGTGGAAGCTAAATGTCACCAGCACCGCAAGTGCCTCTGCGTCAAAGCTGGCCGACCTGCAAATCGGCGCAGCCACGATGTTCGATGTGCGGAAAGATGGTCTTATCCGAGCCGCGAAAACAAGTGGTGGCGGCGCCATTACTTACGGAACAACGGCCCAGGCCGATACTGGGCTCGGACTGCGAACCAACCGCATCGATTTTGCGATCGGCGGAGCTGGAGTGTTCGGCCTCAGCACGACCTTTGCTGGCGCCGGCAGTGATAAGGCGTTAGGTTTCTGGAACAGTTCCGCCGCGCACGATGGCTCGGCGATGTCGGTAGGTTTCTATCGCAACGCTGACGGCATTATGTCGGTGCGAGCCTCAAGCACGACAACGCCTGCTGCATTCAATTTTTATACCTACGCCGCGAGCCCCCCGAGCGCACCGAGCGCCTCCATGGCACTACTTTACTCCGACACGAGCGGCGGGAAAATTCGTCTGATGGCGCTGTTTCCATCTGGCGCTGCCCAACAAATCGCAATCGAACCATGAGGGGGAACACGTGGGACAACAGAAGCTATTCGCACCGATCTTGACCGAGCAAGAGCTGGCAACGCAATCGGGAGTTATTGACGCCGGCGTTCGCCAAGTCGGCCATCAACTCACTCAGGCGGGGATCGCAGGCCTCGCGGACGGCATTTCGAAGCTGCAAGCCATCGCGGCGTTGCTCGGCAAGGTCGAAGCGGCCGTAGCCGACAGCAACGCGCCGAAGCCGGAACACACCGCCAACGGCTACGCTGCCGCGCACTGAGAGGGGAACATGCCGACAGTCTCTAAATCCAGCTTCACGCGGCCCGGCAACACGACGGCCTACACGAGCGGCGATCTGGTCGCCGACAACACTGTGGCCGCGAGCGTTACTCCGCTCATTTGGACCACGAGCAAGGTTGTGGGCCAGGGCACGATCATGCGGGTGCGCTTCTACAAGAGCGACCCGACTGCCACCAACGCCAACTTCACGGTTCACATCTTTTCGGCGGCACCTGGCACTCCGTCCAACGGAGATAACGGCGCAATCGGGATTGCGTCCGCGCTCTACCACATTGCCAGCGTCGCCTGCGATCTAACGACGGGCGGATTCCCGGCCACGGCGGGCCTCAGCAAGCAGTTCACGGTTACGAACGGCATCACGTTCGACCAGACCAACACGGCGGCCGGAGAGCGGCGACTGTGGGGATTGATCGAGGCGAAGGCCGCCTATTCGCCGGCTGATAGCGAGGTGTTCGAGGTGGGTCTAGAAATTGTTAATTAGGTTGGGTTTGTGAAAACGCGCATTTCTCTGATTAAGAACGGACCCGTACCGTGACCACATTGGCGACGATGAGAGCGCGGATTGGCCGAGAAATCCGCCGACCTGCGCTGACGACGCAGATTGACGAGGCGATCGTCACCGCGATCGGCGCCTACGCTGGCACGCGATGGGCCTTCAACGAGCGTCGCGACGTAACGTTCGCGACCATTGCGTCGCAAGAATTCTACGGCACCGCCGCACACGCCTCGATCCCACTTCTCCGCAAGCTCGACTACGCCAAGGTTTATGTCGGCGGCACGGCATACGATCTGAAACCGTCCGATCCCTCAACCATGGAAGACTTGTCGGACTCGGCGACCAACACGGGCCAGCCGAGCGAGTATGTCTATTACGCCAAGCAGCTCCGGCTTTATCCCGTGCCCGATGCGGTCTACACGGTGCGCCTGGCTGGCCAGTTCGTGGTCGCGGCGCCGGCATCCGACAGCGAAGCCGACAACCCCTGGATGATCGATGCGGAGCGCCTAATCCGCTCGCGCGCCAAGCTCGAGCTGTGCGTTCACGTGACCTTCGATCAGATCATGGCTCAGGCCATGGGAGAGGCTGTCCGCGACGCAGAAAGCGACCTCAAGGGCACCGCGAACATGATGACCGGAACGAGCAGAGTGAAGGCCTTCTCTCTATGACGGTCGTCCCTTTCGGCAGCTACGCGCCTGACACCGCAGACCTCGTGCTCGGCAGCACGACGGCTGTACTGCACAACGTCATCCCGCGCGCCGATGGGTATGGGCCTCTCAACGCGTTGCAGGAGTTCACGCAAGCGCTCGGCACGGCAAACCGTGGCGGGTTCGTGGCCTACAATTCCGATGGAACCGTGACGTTGTTTGCGGGCACATCAACGCGGCTTTATGTGCTCGACAACTCGACGCTGGCGTGGTCGGACGTATCGCTCGGCGCCTCGGACTATGCCGCCATTCCGGCCGATGCCAACTGGCAGTTCGCGCAGTTCAATAACCTCGTCATCGCGGTACAGGCCAACGTCGCACCGCAGGTGTGGGACTTGACCAGCTCAACGGCATTCGCCGCGCTCGGCGGGTCGCCTCCGCAAGCCGGCGGCATTACCGTTGTCAATCGCTTCGTGGTGCTGTTCGACCTGCTCAGCAATCCCAATCGCATCCACTGGTCCGGCCTCAATGCCGTTACGACGTGGACGAGCGGCACGACCTACAGCGGATTGCAGGACTTGCCGGATGGCGGGCGCGTGCGCTCGGTAATCGGCGGCGAGTTCGGACTGATCTGGCAACAGCGCGCCGTGCGCCGCATGGTCTGGGTGCCTGGCGCCCCCATCATCTTCGACATCCAGAAAATCCCCGACGACCGCGGCGTGCTGGCTCCTTACAGCGTATGTCAGGGCGGTGGCTATACCTTCGCGCTCAGCACAAACGGCTTTGTCCAGGCGCAAGGCGACGGGCAGCTTGTCCCGATCGGCACGGAGCGCGTGGACCGCACGACGCTCGCTGATCTCGACACCGGGAGCTTGCAACTCTGCATCGGCGCGGTTGATCCGAAGCGGCAGCTATTCGTGTGCGTGTGGAAGTCGCTGCAAGGCAGCTCCGGCCTGTTCGATAAGGGGCTCGTGTACCACTGGCCGCTCAAGCGGTGGGCGCCGATCACGGTATCCGGCGAATACCTGCTCCAGGCTGCCATCCCCGGTATCACTCTCGAAAATCTCGATACGATCGCGCCGGGATATTCTCCGGTCTCTGGTGCAGCCAACAATGGCAGCGGCCTCATTCGCTTGACAGTCGGCAGTACGTCCGGCTGGAGCACGGGCGACAGCAAGACCGTTCGCGATGTCGGCGGCGTCACGGCAGCCAACGGCACCTGGGACATCACGGTTATCGATGCCACGCACATCGATTTGCAGGGCTCGACCTTCTCGGGTGTCTACACGTCCGGCGGGTTCGTGGCTGGCTCTGTGGACGATCTGCCGGTATCCCTCGATGAGCTGAGCAGCGTCAGCCTCCCGAACCTCGCGGCGTTTTCGTCAGATCACAAGCTCGGCCTGTTCACGGGCGACGCGCTCGAGGCCACGCTGGAGACCTCAGAATCCCTAGGAAAGAGACAGCGGGTCAATATCAACGGCGGGCAGCCTATCACGGACGCAGAGACCTGCTTCCTGTCGGTCGGTGGCCGGGACAGTCTCAGAGACCCACTCGTCTACAGCGATGAGAGCGAACTGGACAGCGACGGCTATTGTCCATTGCTAGAGAATGTCCGCTCGGGCCGCTTTCGTTTGCGCATCCCGGCCGGGACGGCGTGGACTTTCGCATCAGGCGTTGACCCAGAACCGGCGGGAGGCTCGCGCTTCTGATGTTCACGCCCCCAGTCGATGAAGAAGCCAATCCGCGCCGGATCGTCCAGGCCCTCAAGCAACTCGGTTCCGGCCGCAGCAACGCCGTGGGCCGAGTGACGCTGCGCGACGGCGAAGTCACGACTGTCGTGACTGCAATCAACTGCGGCCCCGACAGCGCGGTGTTTCTGTCGCCCATCTCGGCAACAGCCATGGCGGACTTCCCGTCGTGCCGAATTAGCAGCGTCGGCCAGGGCGAGTTCACGATCACGCACCCGAACACGGCCGACACCGACAAAGAGTTTTTCTGGATCGCTTTGGGGTAGCCATGAACATCCTCCCTATTCCCGTCAGCTCCCTCGATGACCTCTGGCCGCATGTGTGGCCGCATCTGAAGCGCGGCGTGGAGGTGTGTGGCCGCAGCCGCGAGCAGCTTGCCGCCGACATTCTCAGCGATCGCGCGCGGGTGTGGTGCGCGTCGAGCGAAGTGAATGCCGCTGTATACGCAGCCTGGCTGACGGAGATCGTCACTCACGAGGGCCGGCGCTGTCTCATGGTGTTCGGTCTGGGTGGGGCCTATCCGACCGCGTGGATTACGCAGCTCGAGGATCGGATGGCTGCCTATGCCCGAGATGAGAACTGCGCGCTCGCCCGGTTCGCTGGCCGCAAAGGCTGGTCGAAGCTCCTGAGCCAATGCCGGCAGGTCGGCACGATCGAGGGCGAGACGCTTTACCAGAGGGATTTGCAATGAGCATCGGCGGCGGATACGGCGAGAGCGAGAGCCGGACACAGCAGTCCTCAGAAACCAATCCATGGGCGCCGACGCAGCCCCTGTTACGTGATCTCATTTCGCGCCTCAGCACCATGTCCACGACGCCGAGTGATGGGCGAACCGAGGGCGCAATGGATGACCTGATCGGAACGCTCAGGACCAGCGGGCCAGCCACGACTGACACGACGCGCACTGTGGCCCAGGACCTGATCAGCACGCCCGACCGCACAGGTGCCATCACGGACGCTTACGGGGACTTGACCCGTCGGCTGTCGCCCGTCGCCGATGGCACGAACACGAACGTCGCCAACAACACTCAGCTCCAGGCGCTGCTCACCCAGGTTGGGGATGAGGCTCAGAACCGGACCAACGCGACATTCGCGGCAGCCGGCCGGGACCTATCGCCCGACAACAGCATGGCCGTCGCGCGCGGTGTGGCTCAGGCACAGACGCCCCTCCTGCTCGACCAGTTCAATCGAGAAACGGCGCGCACGGATGCGGCGGCCCGCGACTTGTCGACGGTGGGCATCGATGGCGCCAGTCGCTCGACCAGCATGGATGTGGCGCGCGGTGGCCTGCTTCGCGGAGGCGCCGAGCTGAACACATCCGCCAGCCAATCCGAGGCCGACGCCCTGTCCCGCATCCTCGAGCTGGAGGGCGGCCGGGAGCGGCTTCCTTACGACCGCATGGGCTGGCTGACGCAGCTCCTCTACCCGATGGCCGGCTTCGGCGGCCAGAGCACGGGCACGTCCGACACGGAGGGCTCACGTTGGGGCCTGCAAGGTAGCGCTCGACTTTACTGAGGACGCCATGCCGCTGCTCGCCGATCTCTTTGGAATGCAAACGCCCATGCCGGCGCAGGCGCCGCCCGTGGACGACGCGGACTTGCTGCGGCGTGCGATCCAGCTCAATCGCGGCATAGAAGTCGCTCCGGTTGCGCTGGCCGCGCCACAGGAGGCGGCGCCCCGCGAGTATCCGGTATTTGCTCCGCCTCCTGCCGAACACATCCCGACCGCAGCGGCAGCCACAGTGTCTCCGCCGCCGGCCGCGCCTCAGGCTGCCTCAGCCATGTCGGGTCCGTCGCTTGGTGAGCGCTTGGGGAAGTTCCTCATGGCCGGCGGCGAAGGCTCTCTGGCGCGCGGCATCGGCGAGGCGACCTATGGTGCGGACCGATCCAAGGAGACAGAGAACCTGACGGCAAAGCTACTCATGGAGCGGAGCGGCCTGCCCATGGACCACGCCATGGCCGTGGCGCGCAACCCGTCCGCCATGAATCAAATTCTCCCGCAAATTTTCGGGCCGAAAGAGCCGTTTATCAAACTCGGGCCTGAGGAGGCGCTATTCAACAAAAATACGGGCTCGATGGCCGCTCGAAACGACACAGCCAAAACGCCGGCCCCCGTTCAGGAATATAAGGCGTATTTTCAGGACGAAATTAACAACAACCGAATCCCAAAAGGACTGAATGATTGGGATTTAGAGCGCCGCCGGGCTGCCGCGACGGCGGTGTCGATCAATGACAAGCGCGAAAACACATTCCAGTCCGAAGCGGGCAAGGTTCAGGCAAAGCGCTTCGGTGAACTGATCGAGGCCGGAAGCAACGCAAAGACGATGATCGGGCAGCTCCAGCAGCTCTCCGAAATCGCGAAGAATGTCCAGACGGGGCCGCAGGCACAATTGACGGCCACGTTCGGCCCGTGGGCGCAGGCTCTCGGCCTCAAGATCGACGGCCTGTCTGACATCGAGGCATACAAGAGCATCACGGATCGCCTCGCGCCTCAGATGCGTGCGCCAGGATCGGGTGCCACATCAGACTATGACGCGAAGCAATTCCTATCGTCTCTGCCAAACATCGGACGGACCTCGGGCGGCAACGAGCTCGTCAATCGCACGCTGCAGCTTCTGTCTGCATCTCAACTCAGGGCCGGCGAGATTGCGAGCAAGGTCTACGCGGGAGAGATCACGCCGACAGACGGCGAGCGTCAGATCAGAGAGCTTCCCGACCCCTATGCTGACTTCAAATCGTGGGACGCGGCTCGCCGGGAGTCGAGCCAGGCGCATCCGTGGCGTGACCCTGACAGCGGCGCCGTCGTCAGGAGGAAGCAGTAATGGCGACGTTCGAGGTTGAGCTGAACGGCAAGACGTATGATGTGGAGGCGGCAGACGAAGCGTCGGCCTCTCGTGCCGTTCAGAATTTCCTCAAAAGCCAGCAGCCGGCGCCGCAAGCGCAGCCTGAGCCCGTTGCCGATGACCGCTCCGGCCGGTTCGCTGAGCCGCGCCTTGTGCCGGCATTCGAGCGTGACGCTCCGCGCTCAACGGAGCCGCAGGTTGGTCCTGACATTCTCAAGTCGCTCGGCTCTGGGCTTGTGCGAGGCGCTGCCGGGCTTGCGGCGTTGCCGGGAGATGCTGAGAACCTGCTGACGCAGGGGCTCGATTACCTCGCAACGAAATTTGGAAAGCCGGGCCTTGCTGAGGCCAAGGCGAAATTCGACAAGGCGACAAATTCAGAGCCTTACACGAGCCAGCAGCTTCTCAAGGATATCAAGCCCTACACGGGAGAGCTTCACGAGCCCCAGACAACAGCGGGGCGATTCGCGCGCACGGCCGGCGAGTTCGCGCCGGGAGCATTGTTCCCCGGCGGGCCGGCACAGCGCGTCCTCAACACCGTCGTTCCTGCCGTCGCCAGCGAAACAGCGGGGCAGTTGACAGAGGGGACGCCTTACGAGGGTCCGGCGCGGTTCGGAGCGGCGCTCCTGGCGCCGACTGCCGCCCGCACCGCGATGGGCGTTGTTACTCCCGTCCCTGCCATGAACCCTGAGCGGGCCCGCCTTGCGGGCGTCATGGACGCCGAGGGCGTTGACGCCCTGACGGCAGGCCAGCGGACCGGCAACCGGACGCTCCAGTACGCCGAGTCGGCGCTAGGCGACGCGCCATGGGCTGGCGGGAAAGCCTCGCAGGCCCAGCAGCGAGCCGGAGAGCAGTTCACAGAGGCGGCGCTGCGACGGGCGGGCGTCCAGGGCGCGGATCGCGCCACACCCAACGTCATGGATACGACGTTCGATCGGCTTGGGGCCGAGTTCGATCGCTTAGCGCGGGCGACGACGGTCAACGTCGATCGCCGCATGATGCAAGAGCTTCGCAACGCCGAGGCTCAGTACCATGCGCTCGTTCCCGAGGGCATGCAGATCGCACTTCTGCGCCAGGGCAATCAGCACAACATCGTCGATGAGTTGCAGCGTTTCGGAACGATCCCCGGAGAGACTTACCAGTCCTATCGGTCGATATTCTCCCGGCTCTCCCGTGAAGCAACCGAGCCGCAGATGCGGCGCGCCTTTGGTCGCGTTGTTGACAGCATGGACGACGCTATGTCGCGACAGGCTCCGGCCGGCATCGCTGACGAATGGGGCAACGTTCGCACGCAGTACCGTAACCTGCTCGCCATCGAGGATGCCATGCGTGGGGCGGGCGTTGATACAGCCGAAGGGCTGATCTCTCCGCAGCAGCTTCGGCGATCTGTCGAGAGCCAGAACGGGCGCTCT